TACTACACGTTTATATAATATGTTAGCGTATGTTATATAAGCCGCCGTTGTTAAGACTGAGCTCGAGGTACCGGACAACCGCCTCTGTAATGCTCTAACGCTAAGTGACTGTGCACCTCAGATGAAGCAGTTTACTTTTTTGCCCGCCCTGGGCAAAGAGTGACCAATTACTCTAGATGAAACGTCTGTACTGCTTTTAAAAAAATGTTGATGAGTGTTAACGAATCAACAGATCACGCAGTGATCTTAAAAGAATGGCATACCTGTTTTCTTTGCGGTTTCTAAATTTTCTTTAACGAGTTTAGCAATCTGAGATCTATCGTCAGAACTTAGGAGCATACCTTCGTCGTAGGAAAGGGCTCCTCTCATATACCAACAAAGTTTTATGACTTCTTCCTTTAAGGCTTTTGACTCTCTGTCAAGTTGGTCAAAGTAGTTAAGCATGTCCTGAGAGGACATGGTCAAAAGCCTCATCCGAAAAAACTGCTATTTTCAAAGTTTAGTTCAGTTTTGTATGTTTTTTCACATGAACTGCATTTAATATTAAGAGGTTCAATTTTATTAGTTCTTGCAATCTTTTCGATATGATCTCTAATTTTTTCAAACGTTTTTGTATCAGCGTTTTCAATATACTCTCTTATAAATTTAATATCAGTAACTTCATCTTCGTCTGTACTAATAGATTTAATAGCATACAGAAGTGTTTGTACACTTAGATCAGTTATCTTAGGTAGCATATCGTTTAACTGTTGTTGTTTTTGTTCTTCAGTTAATGTACTACTAGATCCAATCTGCTGTATTAAACGTTGTTGTTCAAATGATGCCATGTTGCTGATGTTAATTGATTGAAACTTTTGTGGTTTGAATTTTATTGTAACACCACCAATTTTTTCTTGGCCATATACAGGAGGAGGCAATCTATCAAGTAATGCACTTAGTTCAACAGCATTATCATTCTTTTCGTTACAACTTGGGCAAGTGGTAGTGATATCCATTTCGTCGCCGTAACTGGCAATTCTTATACCTATTAGAATAGCATCAAGATCGCAAATTGGAATTTCAAACGGATCTTTAATGTTTGGACAACAGCTACGAATAACAGTAGCCATGCCTTCTCCGTTCATCAGTGCATCAGGGGTCTTTAATGTAATTTCATCTTTGACCGTCATTGGGTACACTGGAATATCTCCAGATGCAGGATAATCAATTGATCCTTCGGGCCAATACTGTCCTTTACTTGGTAAGTTTAGGTAAATTGCTGGTTGTCTAAAATGTTTAAACAACGGATTTAACGCTGGATTCGACATAGATTTTTATCCCATAAATATAATTGAGTAATTTTATTTATAGTGGAAAAAAATGACGTATAGAATAGATATACCTGGGGTAGGAGTTGGAACTGCTGAAAATGGAGCAACAGAGTCCACCTTAAACCTAATAGCTAGACTGTTACAGACGTCGATAACAGATCGTCAGCGATTTCAGAATGCGGCCCAAAATGCCTTTAAACAAGTTAAGTATAACTCTGACGAAGCCGCAGGTGCAATGGGAGCAATGGCGGCGGCTATTAATCAGTCTAGTAATTCAATCTCCCAAGGAACGACCCGAGTAAATCGAAACATAAGTGAACTGTTTGAAACCAGCTCGCAGACTTCCCAATTGATGGAGAATCATGTCAGGCGTTTGGCTGCTGAAATAGCTAGAACAACTTCTATATTTGCTTCTAGCTATAAAGAAATGGCGTCTAATCCAATTGCGGCTAGCCAAAAAAATGCAAATATGGCTATTAATTTAGCCGTGCAGGCTATTCATGGTGTTGCTGATTTATCAGGAAGTTTTTTATCAAAACTTGGACCTTTTGGCAAAGCCATTGGTGGAGCTACCCAAGGTATTCTCAAGTTAGGCGCTGATATAGCAGGACCTTTATTAACCACTCTTAACGATATATTTGGCCAGGAACTAAACGACACAGCAGTTTCATTTAAAACAATGAACGCAATGGGTGCTTCATTTAGTCAAGGCATGGGAGAAATGCGTGTTGTTGCCCTTAAAGCTGGGTTAGCACTTCCAACATTTACTGCTGGTATTCAAGCAAGCCAAGAGTCTTTAAACAAACTTGGTTTATCAATGGGTGGTGCTATACAGGCTGTTGCAGAAGTTGCTCTCAACTTTGATCAAGTTGGAGCTAGTGGAAGTACTCTGCGTGAAGAAATGATGAAAATGGGCTACGCTGCCGAAGAGCAAATAGGCTTAACTGCTGACTATCTTGCTTTACAACGAAGCACAATGACCGCAGACCAATTTAGAAAGATGACAGATGCAAAAAATGCCGCTGAACTGGCTAAAAGCACAGCTAACTATGCAGAGAACTTAAAGATACTCGAAGGAGTCACTGGCAAAAATGCTAAAGCAGAATTAGAAAGAGGTCGTGTGGCTGCCATGGAAGGTGATATTCTAGCTAAGTTAGGTCCAGAGGCTGGAGAAAAGTTTTCAATGGCATTGGCTCCGTTGCCCGAAGAGCTAAAGAAAGCAGTGTTGCAACAGATCAGTTTAGGCGCAGTAGTTGATCCTACAGCGGCTCTAGTACTACAACAAAACGAAGCGGCACGTGATCTGGTTATGAGTTTTGAGCAAATGGCTACGGATACAACAGTATCGTCGAAAGATATGTTAAAGACCGTTCTTACATCCTTAGGTCAAGCTGGCGAAGAAGCAAGAGCGGCTGCCGAAGATGGGCAAAATCAATTCCAGCAAGCGGCAAGAGCAGGCGCCGGTGGAGCAGTTGCTGGCGTAGCAGATACTCTAAATGAGTTAATTCGTATAAACTTCAGACCAGAAGATATTGATGCCGCTGTAAATGCTGCCGAGGACCAAAGGAAAACACAGGATGACCTAACAAATACAGTTGTTGACATGAACGAGCAAGGTAGAAAGTTTGCTCTAGAGATGCAAGATACTGTTTTACCTAATCTTCAAAGATACGGAGAGATGTTGCAGACTGTTAACAGTACAATGATGGGTGCTGTTAAATTTGGTATAGGAATGATAGGTGGCGGAATGAGCTACTTTGATGCAATGACTGGTCAAATACAAAGTGGTGGAAGCATGACCCAAGAGGATATTGACGCAGGTGTTGAGCAAGGCTTCCTTACCGAAGATCAAGCGTACGAGTTAGCAGTTGATTCTGGACTTGTTAGACATAATGCAATGAATTTAGCTACTAGTTTACCAGCGTTTGGTGAAGCAGTAGAACGTTCCGGAGGTGGACCGCACGAGTACGCTATGGCTTATGCAGATTTCTCTAAGGAAAAGCCAACTGGTCCGCAAATAATGCCAGTGCAATTTGATTATGATATAGTTGCGCAAATGATAGCAGATAAAATTAAAGCCGCAAATATTAATAATGACATAAGCGCACAGATAGCTCAATTAACAGAAAGCATGAATACAACAATGCCTCGCATTGCAGAGAATACTGAGAATATGGTTATTGAAGCCGGTGAAACTAAAAAAGCAACTATACGGGTAGCAGATGCACAGACACAATCTATTCGCATGGGGCATTAGTGCGGTAAATATATAACATTCTTGGAATATAAATGACCTGGCGAAAATATTTTAAAAGTAGCAATTTACCTAGTAACGTTAGCCCAATTGGCGGTGGCCGCGGTGCGCAATCAAACCCTGATTATCGTAACTTCCAAAGCAACTTACCAGATGTCTACATAGGACATCCAAATCGTACTGAGCGTTACAACCAGTATGAGCAAATGGACATGGATTCAGAGATCAATGCCGCACTGGATATTCTTGCTGAGTTTATGACACAGAAGAATGAGGACAACGGTACAAACTTTAACATACAATTTAAAGATGATCCTACTGATAACGAAGTAAAGATTATTAAAGAACAGTTACAGCAGTGGGTGTCACTTAACGAACTAAACAAGCGTACATTTAAGATTATTCGTAATACTATTAAGTATGGCGATCAGGTATTTGTACGTGATCCAGAAAACTTTAAGTTATACTGGGTTGAGATGGGCAAAGTTACTAAAGTTATTGTTAACGAAGCCGAAGGTAAAAAGCCAGAGCAGTACTTAATTAAAGATATTAACCCAAACTTACAGAATTTAACAGTTACAGCAGTAGCCGCAACTGACACATACGTTAATCATCCACAAGTAGGCGGTCCTAGCGGTAGTTACGTACAGCCAGCTACACCATATTCAGGTGGTAGTAGATTTAGTCACGCACAAAACGAAACTGCTGTTGATGCACAACACGTAGTACACTTGAGTTTAACAGAAGGTTTAGATGCTTATTGGCCATTTGGCAACAGCGTACTAGAAAACGTGTTTAAAGTTTACAAGCAGAAAGAACTGCTTGAAGATGCTATTATTATATACAGAATACAACGTGCTCCAGAGCGTAGAGTATTTAAAATTGACGTGGGCAACATGCCAACACACATGGCTATGGCCTATGTAGAACGTATTAAGAATGAAATACATCAGCGTCGTATCCCTACTCAAACAGGTGGTGGTGCTAATATGATGGATGCTACTTACAATCCGTTAGCAATGATGGAAGATTACTTCTTCCCAGTTACAGCAGAAGGACGTGGTAGTAGTATTGACGTATTCCCAGGTGGACAAAACCTAGGTGAAATCACAGACTTACGTTTCTTTACAAACAAACTATTCCGTGGTCTACGTATTCCTAGCAGTTATTTGCCAACTGGTACAGATGACGGTACACACAGTTATAATGACGGGCGTGTTGGTACAGCATTAATTCAAGAATGGCGCTTTAACCAGTATTGTAAGCGTCTACAGAGTATGATTGTTGACAAACTTGATCAAGAGTTTAAGACATTTATGCGCTGGCGTGGTATTAATATTGATAGCCAACTGTTTGATTTGGTACTTGAAGAACCACAAAACTTTGCACAGTACAGACAAGCAGACGTTGATAGTGCTAGAATTGGTACTTTTGTACAGCTAGAAGCATATCCTTATATGAGTAAGCGTTTCTTAATGAAGCGTTACTTGGGTATGACTGAAATGGAAATGGCTGAAAACGAGCAGATGTGGTCTGAAGAGCAAGGTGATGTTGAGACAGCACCAGCAGATAATCCATCGTTGCGTGGTGTAGGTATTAGCCCGGGTACTATTGCAGGCGACTTGGAAAACGTAGAAGCCGCAGAAGCACCAGCACCAGGTGAGGAAGGTATGGGCGGCGAAGGACAATCGCCAATGGGAGTACCAGATACAGCACCTCCTGGAGCAACTGGCGGAGCCGCAGGAGCACCAGCACAGGCCGCACCACAAGGGCAAACAGCCTAATAATATAAATACAACTATGTTTTTAGCTGAATTATACGATAAACCTAAAAAAGGTTATGAATTTGTTGGAGATGACAATTCAACATTACATCTTAGCGACATGCGCAAAGGCAGTCGTTTAACCTTAGGTGATCTAAATAGACTACGTATGAGTAACGATGTACGTACAGTTGAACACGAACAAAAGCTAGAAAAAGTAGCAAAACAGTACAAACCACCAGTAGAAGCCGCCCCAATGGCGGTGTAGTCCTACGAAATCACTTCAAATATACCTATTTAATTAGTAATATATACACTTTTGTTAAATAAGTAACAAGCCATATTATTACGAAGGAGTCACTATGAACAAATATGAACAGCTTATAGAATACATCATCAACGAAGATGAAGATAAGGCTAAGGCTTTATTTCATGAAATCGTTGTTGAAAAATCACGAGACATTTACGAAGGTTTAATGGACGAAGAGACTGTTGAAGAAGAATTCGGCGGTAACGAAGTTGCAGACCTAGTAGACGAAATCCAAGCAGACGAAACCGACGGTATTTCAGAAGAAGGCGACGAAGAAATGGACGCTGACGCTGAAATGATGGGTGGCGACGAGGACGAAGGCGAAGAAGAGTCAGACGACTTAGAAGACAAAGTCATGGACTTGGAACAAGAATTAGATGCTCTTAAAGCAGAATTTGACGCACTAATGGCAGATGAAATGGATGAACCAGAGCATGCTGACATGGACATGGGCGACGAAGAAGGTGCTGAAGAGTTAGAGATGTACGAAGGCGACGAAGAAGTAGCTGAAGACGCAGAAGAAGAAGTGTCTGAAGATGCTGACGAAGTTGTTGAAGAAGACGCAGAAGAAATTGAAGAAGAAGTAGAAGAAGTTGCTGAGTCAAAGACAGCACCTAAGTATGCTAAAACAGCTTCAGAATTAATGCGTGAATATGTTGAAAAAATCAGCGCACCAAGCAACACAGAAGGTGCAGACAACAAGTCAAGCGTAGTCGCTGGTAAAAACGACATGGGTGGTACCGCAGTAGATCCTACTGGTGAAGAGAGCGGCGCTAAGACACCTAAAGTTGCTCCTGGTAAAGAATACCAGAACACAGCTGGTGGCAAAGCAGACCAATCAAAAGCTCCATCTGCACACAAGTCAGGTGAAGAAGGCGGTGTCAACAAAGACAGCGTTGAAAAAGGTGGCAACTAAGTTAGGACATTAATATGGCTTTGTACCTAAAAGAAAATCTTACTTTTGATCGGGCCAAGATTGAGGTCATCACAGAAGACAGCAACACCGGTCAAGGTAAGAACCTTTATATGAAAGGGATATTCATCGAAGGTGGCGTGAAGAACGCTAACCATCGTGTTTATCCCGTTCATGAAATTGAACAAGCCGTTAGTACAATTAACGAGCAAATCAAAGAAGGTCATAGCGTCCTAGGTGAAGTTGATCACCCAGATGATTTAAAAATTAACTTAGATCGTGTATCACATATGATTGAGAGCATGTGGATGGACGGTCCATGCGGACACGGTAAACTAAAAATCCTCCCAACACCAATGGGTAAACTAGTTGAATCTATGATTACTAGCGGTGTTAAGTTAGGTGTTAGTTCACGTGGTAGCGGTGAAGTTAATGAGAGTTCGGGACATGTTAACAATTTTGAAATTATAACTGTTGACATTGTCGCACAACCAAGTGCTCCACATGCTTATCCAAATCCAATTTATGAAGGATTAATGAATATGCGTGGTGGTCACAAAGTATTTGAAGTAGCGAAAGAAGCTACTCAAGATCAAAGAGTACAAAAGTACCTGAAAGAAGGCGTTTTACGCTTAATCAAGGACCTTAAGTTAAAATAGGAGAACTAGATGTTAGATGCTATCAAACCATTGATAGATAGTGGCATCATAAACGAGGACACACAAGAAGCTATCACTGAAGCTTGGGAAGCAAAACTTTCTGAAGCTAAAGAGATGGTTCGTAGTGAACTTCGCGAAGAATTTGCACAACGCTATCAACACGATAAACAAGTAATGGTTGAAGCTCTAGACAAAATGGTAACTGAAAGTCTCCAAAGTGAGCTTGAAGAATTTGCAACAGAGAAGCAAGCACTAGCAGAAGACCGTGTTAAGTTTAAACAACACATGACTGAAAGCAGTGCTAAGTTTAATGATTTCATGGTAACTAAGTTAGCAGAAG